TCCACGATTCGTCGGCCTCAAAGTCGTCGTCGGTGTAGTCGTCCAGCGGGTCGCGCTCGACCTGTTCCGGCGTCATGTCGTAGCCCCGGAGGCCGGCGGAAATCATCGGCTCCAGCGCGTACCGGATCGCGTCGATGTAGTGGTTATTCAGGTCCACCGGGATCGGCAGGATGTCGCCGGACAGGCGGTCGATCTTGTAGGAGTAAAGCCTTGCCTCCCGCGCCGTTTCTTCGCAGCGCGGGTGGATGATGATCTTGCGGTAGCTGCGCAGGTGCTGAATGCCGTCCTCGACACTGCCCTGCCGCTTCTTCACGCCGACAACGATGGGCAGCCCGTGGCGCTTCAGGAAGCTGATGCTTTCCGGCCTGGCGTTATCCGCCCTGACGGTGTGCTCATCGATACCCGGGATGCGCTCCTTCAGGAACGCCGGCGTGTCGTCCAGCTCCAGACCCGTCTTTCCGCCCTCGTATTCGATCCACAGGCATTCGTCGTGAATCCAGCAGCGCACCGCGGCGGTCGGGTCCTGGGCAAAGCCGAAGTCGAGGCCGTAATACGGGCCGTTCCACTTCTCGCCCGGGGTGAATTCCTCGATCTCCCATTTGCCGGCGAGGATCTGGCTGTCGGTGCGCGTGACGCAGGCGCCCTCCCAGATGTGGGCGTAATAGTCCGGGTCACGGCGCAGGTCGTTCTTGCGCTCTTCCTCCAGCTCCGCCGGGAACCAGGGGTTGTCGCTGTAGTTGAGCCTGACGATCTTGCTGTTCGGCGGAGGGTCGACCACGAACCGCTTATTGGTCGGGCTGTCCTCGTTCTCAGGGTTCCAGGTGAGCCAGATTTCAGAGCCTGGCGCCCGAATGGTCGGGATCAGGTTCTTCCAGCTCTGCTCGGAAACCGTCTCCGCCTCTTCCACCCAGCATATGTCCACGCCGCTGGTGGACTTGATCTGCTGGTAGTTGAGGCGCAGGCCCTTGAACAGATACTCCGTGCCGTTCTTGCCCCGGATGTAGCTCTCGCCGATTTCATAATGCTCAGCCAGCCACGGATAACTGCGGATAGCTGCCGCTACCTCGGCGTGCACCGAGTCTTTCAGGCTGTTCTGCAGCTCCCGGGCGCACAGGATGCGCAGCGGCTCGGCGTAACCACGAATGGCCGTCATCAGGGCGAAGCCGAACGACTTGCCAGAGCCCCGGCCGCCATAGGCGCCACGGTAGCGCGCAGGGCCGGTGAACACCGGTATCAGCTTGGGCGGAAGCTCAACCCTTGCCGTTGTCATTCGGGGCAACAATCTCGATGCGAGTCGGCTGCGGCGTCATGGAGCCGTCCGGGCTGCTGTGGTCGATCATTTGGCGCGGGCTGTGCTTCTTCGGCGACATGCGTTCAGCGCCCCACTTCAAAGCATCCAGGACGACGCGGGCAGCCTGAGCGTCAACCTCGCCTGAGATAACGGCATGACGCATATCCAGGGCCTCGTCGGCGTGTGCATAGCCGGCGGCCTCGCGCGCCACATGATACTGCTCCGAAAAATCTTGATGCTTCCCATCCACAACCCACAACAAGACAGTGGACAGGGCGGGCATCTTGGCGTCACGACAAACTGAGCGCAGAGACTCGCCGCCAGCCAAGCGGACGCAAATGTCATCACCCAGCTTCTTGGTGTATTTCGACGGACGCCCAGCCATTACCAATACCCTCCGCAGCCGCAATCCATGCTGTTCCAGCCGCGCTCCCGGTCCTCGACCTTCACCTGGACCGTAGCGGCCCGGGTTTCGCCGCTACCGGTGGCGCGGACAACGAGGTCGTAGGTGCGGCAGGCTTGGCCGGTGTTCAGCGTGACAGTGATGCGCGAGCCGTCCTGGCTGTGGCCGGTGACCGGCATGTCGCCCTGTACCGTGTAGCTGTCCACAACGGGCAGCAGCAGGGAGAAGTCGAACACCAGCGGCAGCACGTCGCCCTGCTCCTTCGTCACCCGGGTGGGGCGCACTTGGCCGCGGCTGTTTACGATGATGGTCTGCATGTCAGCCCTGTTGTTCCGCCGGCGGGTTCTTCTCGATGATCATGGCGTCGATCTTGGGGATCAGATCCACGGCGATATTCAGAATTACCAGTAACGTCCCGACGATGCCGAACGCCCACATGGCGCCCCTGAACAAACTCATGATCTTGTCGATGGACTTGCCCAGCCGCTGGAATCCGGCAAGCTGATCGTCACGCAGGCCGGCCACCTCGCTCTTGAGGTCATCCACGCCCTTGAGGGCCTGCTCGGCGCTGCGCTCGGTGATTGCCATTCGATGCGGGAGCCTCTCCTCTTCCAGTACGCGCAGCCGGTGGTCGTGGAGACCCTGACCGCGCTCGAGGTCGTTCACCCGCAGAGGGATACTGTCCATTTCGTTGGGTGCCTCATGTGTCATCCCGGGACGATCTCCACCATTGCCGCGCAAGCCACGCAGCCACAAGCCAGAAAAGAAAAACGATGATGAGCGTGAGCGTCAGGGCGTACACGGTGGTGTACAGCCAGCGCTTCATTCTCCGATGGCCTCGATCAGGCCGTTATGCCGGGTGGCGCAGTCGTGATACTGGCTGGCCCACTCGGTCATGGTGCGCAGAACCGTGCCGGCCTCCCCGTCACTCAGGGTCGGCAGGGTCTCCGGGCACCGGGTCAGCAGGGTCTGCTGGTACGGGCTCGCCTCGGGCTGCCGCGTTGAGCAGCCGGAGGCCAGACTCAGGCACGCACACGTTGCGATAAACAGGTTTCTGGATCTCACGGATCACCCCGCGGTCGATGATGCGTTCGTTCGCCTGCAGGTCGGCAAGGCGGGTCTCCACCTTCTCGGCGATCTTGGATTCGCGCTCCATGGCGGCGTCGATGGCGGCCTGGGCGCCCCGCTCTTCCGCCAGGTCCCGGCTATCCTCGTACCAGCCGCGACCCACCCAACCGCCGAGTGCGATAGCAGCGACAACAGCCAGAACGACGGCGTACGGCCCGCCCTTCTTGAGAAGAACAGCCCAGCTCATTCGGGCTTATCCCGTTGCCACTGCCAGAACTTCACCACCAGGGGCGGCAAGGCGAACAGGGTGGCGAACGCGGCAGCGGTGCCGGCCGGTATGTTCGGCGGGTCGAAAAACACCTTGATCACCACCAGGGTGGTCAGGGTCAGCCCCCACAGCGCCAGCAGGATCTTTGCCCAGCCGTTGCGCTGGATGAAATCCTGGAAATCGCTCATACCAGCTCGAAATGCACCAGATCATCGAAGTTGTTGTCGTTGACCTGGGTGTCCATATCCCAGTCACCGCCCCAGCGTAGGGGGCGAGACATGCGGCCCTCGGCCAGCAGGCGAGCCGCCGCGCCCATCACAAAGCCGGCGAAGTAGTGAAACCGCTCGCGGTCCTGCCAGTCGATGGGGTACGGCGCCACGTCGACCGCCTCGCTGGGATCGCTGTTGTGCCGGCTGTTCGGCCAGCGAACCTGGCTCTTGCCCTGCTCCACCATGCGGTTCTGCGTCACGCGGTCGCGGTGACCGGTGATGATGGTGCAGTCGAAGTCCTTCACGACCTCAGCCATCAGCACTTGCAGATCGGCATGGCAGGTGGCCAGACGCTGTTTGCTGCGCTCGCTGAATTGGGGCATGTCCAGGTCCAGGAATAAAAAAGCCCGCTCAAGGCGGGCCGAAGGGTTCACCGTTTGCCGGTGATTGGGGTCCAGAACGCAAAAAGCCCCAGCGCGGGGCTGAGGCTTAGAGGCAATTCTCGAATATGGCTCTTTTATACCCCTGGACCGTTGAACAGTCAACACATCGACAGTGGATTTTTAGACGCTGTCCATCTGGCCGTCAATCTGCCGGATATGTCAGCGGCATCCAGTGGGTGACGCGGTCGGCCCCGCTTTCGATGAAGGCCGCGCTTCTTTGCCAGTAATCACCCTGGCAGGCCAGACGAAATACCTCCCCGTTATCGCAGAGTGCGATGACATCCGCCGACCATTGCCCACCGGATGACTCCGGCAGCCGATCCTTGACACTGATCCACTCGCCCATTGCTCCTCCTATGCCGCCATGTGCATGGCCATGGCCACCATCTTGATACCCGACTCCAGGCGCTTAATCGCCGTGTTCCGACTCGTCCGGAGCCGCTTCGCCAAGCCCGCCTTGCTGGTCACCATGTCATCGTCGCCAGCCGGGAAGGCGTAATAGGCCGCCAGAGCCTTAAACTCGTCCGGATGGGACGTGCGGATGTACTGCATCACGTGACTGTCGAACGCCTCGCACACCGGATCTTCCCACAACCTAACGGGCCGGTCGTCCGGGTCGATGATTTGTCCGCGCATCCGGTCCAGGAACGGACCCATCCAGCTTATCGCATCGCGCGGCGCCCCGGTATTGCTCCGACACCAGATGCCCCATTGGGTGAGTGCCATTTCCGCGCCATCGTTCACCAGTGCCATATCACCGCCCTCTCGCCTCGAAAATGCCCTGACAGTCCACGCAGCGGGTTATTCCGCCCAGTGCCCGCCGTCGTTCCGGTATTTCGTCGTCACAGTCCGCACAGTGCGTCTCGGACGGGGTTACGGGTCCGCCTCGCCCGGCCAGGGTCTGCGC